CTGGCAATGTGATTATTGAAGACGACGTACTTCAGGCGTTCTGATCCTGGTTGACCTGACCTGGCGTACTCGATCAACTGGTCGGCAAGTTCCTGGGCGACTTTTCTAGCTTTGGCTCTGCGCCCTGGTCCGAGCAGGTCGGCGTCGATGTCCAGGGCGTGAACCCAGCCTCGAGCGTCAGGGTTATGGTCGCTAGTTCTGGCGCTGTGGGCGCGGTCGCCGATCCAGCCGTCTGAGGCTTTGTCGCGGTCGGGCCAGCGCCGGTTTACCTGGGATCGCAGGACCACACCAGCGGCGACGAGGCGTGCCACTAGAACTTGTTCCCTGCGACTGGTTCGTGACTATCTGCCACGTCTGACGCTTTGGGTGTCATGTGGGTGATCGCTGTTGCTGGGGCGATGATGCCGAGTACGGCTGCGGCCAGTGCCAGCCACAGTGGTGCGGCCTCGCCCGAGATAACGTCATATGCGACCAGGACTGTCACTGCGGCGATAGTGACTGCGTAAAGGTACTTGCGTACTTCGCGGGTCATTAGGCGGTCCATGGTTCTCCTAGCGGTTGTGGTTGTCGATGTGCTGGTCGACTCGGTATCGGACGTCGCGGATGTCCTTTTCGATCCTGTTTACGGCGTCTTTCATGCTCGAGCCGCCGTTCGGTCGGAACTCGCGCTGAATAGATATCTGGGCGCGGATGATCCACAGGATGCCGGCCAGCATTGAAGACACGATCACCACGATGGGGATCAGGTCGGCCGGTTGATTAAAGGTCACCTGTCAACGCTTAGCGGCGGCGATCTTCGCCAGGGCGATCGCTCGAGCGCGCTCGGTTTGTGACTGTGGTGCTGCCGGCTTGGGCTTTGCGGCTTTCTTCACCGGCTTGCTTTCCTCGACCTCTACGACTTCGTCGACTGTTGGTTCACTCATTGTCTGTACCTTCCTCGATAAATGGTGGACTGAACTGGTCGCCGTCGAAGGTGTAACCGATGCCGGCGTAGGTTCCTCTAAAATTGCCGTTGTAACTGGTTTGCCGCCACTCACCATCTAACCCAATGCTGGCAATAAAGGACTGGCCGATTGGCTCGGAGTCAGGAAAATCGCCACCGCTACAATCGTCGTTGTCAATGACAATAACCTCACGGACGATATCGTCCTCGATGCGCGCAAAATGTGCCATGACCTAAACCTTCACTCGAATTTGGACAATGCCGCTTCCGCCCGTTCCACCGACACCGCCAGCACCCGATGCGAAACCGCCACCGCCACCGCCACCGCCTCTGTTTGTTGTGCCATTTCCTGCCGTGGTGTTGTTGTTTGTGCCGTTGCCGCCGTTTGATCCTGCTGTCCCGGCTGTTCCACCGGTTGATCCGCCGCCGCCGCCACCTGAGTAAGTTCTAGACGTATTGTCGATCGAGTTTGTCAAAGCTGCGCCGCCGTTGCCGCCTGTCGTGCTGGTCCCTGCCACTCCTGCGCCGGTGCTACCGCCGCCGCCGCCGCCACCTTGCGACGCTGCGGCTGCTGATCCTGCGCCGCCGTTGTTGCCTTGTGCGGCGTAACCGTTTCCGGCCGTAGTTGCGGCCGTACCTCCGCCGCCGCCACCTGATCCGCCATTGGTTCCCGGCTGAGAGATTGATCCTCCGCCTCCGCCTCCGGCTGCTACAAAAATGTTTCCTATGCCGCTGACGTTTCCGCTACCTCCGGGGGTTGGTGTGCTGGTGCCTGCCGCGCCACCGCCGCCAACCGTTACCGTGTGCGTCCCAACTGGAATGTAGGCCGTGGTTTGGTAGTTGGTACCGCCACCGCCACCGGCGCCGCCGTTTCGTTGTCCACCACCGCCACCGCCGCCGACAACAAGCACGTCACAAAATCCGGCCGTGGTGATCGTGATCGAGCCGCTGCCCGTGTAGGTGATGTATTTGTAGTTAAAGCCGCCGGAGGAGAAAGTGCCGGTAGCCGCGTCGCTAAAGTTCGCGTTACCGGGACCGCTAAAAAGTTGCCAAACACTTCCTGTCCATACCCGACCCAGGTTGTCGTCTGAGTCGATCCACACCTGGCCGACCGAAGGTGTCCCTGGTGCGGTCGCCGCGTAGGTGGGTAGTTTTTCGTCGAGGGTTTCGGCCAAGTCTTCGCCCAGCGCGGGATAGTTCGCGACTAGGTCCGAGGCTTGCGGGTACGGTAACCCGTAAATCGGTGTGCTGCCTGCCATGGTGTCTCCTTATGCCGCTTCTAGGTCGCCTGCGTTAACTACGTTGTACCACTCGACGTCAACGTTGACGTCGCCCCAGATTAGCGCACCGTCGACCTCTGACCAGGTAACTGTCTGGTATGAGTATCGCGGGTCGCTGATGCTGAAAGTAATGATGTGCTGCCCTGGTGTGTAGGTTTCTCCCCAGCCTTCGACGATGCCCTGGAACTGGTTAAAAGGTGCCGGTTCGGGCAGGTTTGGAACAATGACTGTTGACCCGTTCACCAGGGCGAGAACCCTGTCTCGGTCAGTTGTGCCGAGCAGGTCAACGTAGACAGATATCTGGCCCATGTTCCACAGTGGGTTTGCCTGGGCGGTCAGGATGTTGCCGGCCCTGGCGGTCGCGTCGCCACTGTTTCGCAGCCTGGTGTCGAGGGTGTATTGGCGTCTGCCGTAAAGGGCGATCGAGGCTGTGTCGTCTGACTGTTCCTCATTTTGACCGGTGCTGCCATAGGTGACTGTGACGTCGTTGATGAGTGCTTCGAGGCTTTGTGTCCAGGTTGGTGACCAGATGACGCCTGTGCTTGGGAACGTGTACGCGGCGACACTGGTCGGGAAAGAATCCCACGTTTGGTTGTAGAACGTCCAGTCCTGGTTTAGGGCTGCCCAGATTGCTGAGAACGCTGTGACGCCTCGATTGCCGTACGCCTCGAAAGCGATCAGTCCTTCTGGTGTGTCGAAGTATGTGGCGCCGGTCCATTCCGCTAATTGCTGAAGGGCATTTAGGACTGGCTGAAGTTCTGTCTCACTGCTGTTCAGGCTGTGCAGTTCCAGGGTGCTCGAGGCGGCGTTAATGTACGGCAGGCCTCCGTCGTCGAGTATTTTGTCTGCCCTGACGCTGGCGGTTTCGTGGGGGTATGACGTGTCAGTTGTTTCGACCAGGCCCAGTTTGGACAGGTTCCCCATCGCGATGACAGTTGTGATCGCTGTCGGCGGCGTAGTGGACAGGTGGCTGATCGTCAGGTCGCTGATCTCACCAGTGAACCTGTCGAATCCGTACGCCTGGATCACGACTGGGTCGGACATTTTCGCTGCCACACCTGACGCGCCACGGATCACGATTTGGGCAGTCGAGGCTTCAGGCTGGCTGGTCACGTCGTTGCGGCCATGCTGAACACTGACCTGGTACTCGACGTCGTTCAGGTCGAGGGCGACACCTGCTATCTCGACCAGGGTGATCGGCGATGTCATGCCAGGACCGGTTGCACATTGCGGCCAGCACGCGAGTCACTGTTCCTAATCAACCTGGCAAGGTTCTGGGCCGTGGCCTGCTCAACCGCTGCGGCTGTCCTCGAGGCTTCCCTGGCTGACACTTCCGCCAGGGCTGACGTTCTGGCTGCCTCGGCGTCTTTGACTGCCTGGGCGACTGCGGCTGCGATTTCGGCGGCGATGTTCGCGCCGATCGGTTTGCCGATGTTTTTGCCGATCCGCTTCAGGCGATCGGTTTCCAAGGAAAGTTGCTGCGATGTGCCGTTCAGGAACTCGATCGCGGAATCTTCGCCAGCGCGCAGGAACTCTGGCACCATTGTTTGTGCGACTTCGTCTGCCTTAGCGGTTACAGTCGCTAGTTTCTCGCCCATTGTGGCGACCAGGCCTGCGTCTATCAACGCTTGGCCCATTGTGGCGCCCTGGTCGATGCCCTGGGCGGCTAGGTAGGCGCGTAAGGCTTCGCCGTTTGTGCCGGCGTCGCGTTGGACTGCTGCCAGGACGTTGCCGTACCACTCATACTTTGAGACTTCCGAGTCGACACCTGCCAGCCAGGCGGCTGCGTCGACTTCTCCGTTGTTCATGGTGAAGCCTGCGCCCAGGTTGAATCCCCTGGTGATTTCGCTTGACAGTGTGCTGGCGTAGTTCGCGATCGCGTCTTTTGCATCTATTAAATCGCGCGTTTGTTCGCGGAACTTCGCGTTCAGGTTGCCGACAACTTTTTCCTGGGCGTCAAACTTAGCCATACCAAGTTCTGTCTGTTTCCTTAATTCCTCCATTGCACTCGAGGCGCCTCGACTGCCGGTTCCGGCTTTTGTGACCTCCTCGGTGAACCTGCCGACTGACGTGGTGTAGTCGATTTGTTGTTTGTTGAGTTGTCCCAGGACTGTGTAGAACGCCTTTGAGGGTTTGTCCGCGATGTTCGCCAGTGCGTCGTCTGCGGCTGCCGTTTTCAAAGCTAGTCCGGCCATGGCGTTGCCGGCGGTGATCGCTGCCGACACTGTGGCAGATAGTGCCCCTGGCACGCCTTGGGCTTGTCCCGTCAGTTTCCCCAGCAGGTTAGCCGCCGTGTCCAGACCATTCCAGAAAAGTGGAAAGTCGTTGATCATGTAGTCGATCGCTTTGCCGATGCCTGACAGTTCTTCCTCGGCGTCTGGTGCTGCCCCTACGATGCTGGAAAGTGAACTGACAATGGTCAGTAATGACGTCGCGGTTTCACCTGCCTGCGAGCCGATACCTTCCATCAAAGGTTCGAGGTCTTCCATCGCTTTGACCAGGCTGACGGTACCGTCGTTTGTTTCGCCGAGGGAATCGAGCAAGCCTCGACCCAGTGCCTCGGCCACATTTTCGACGGCGGTTTGAAGGACTCTCAGTTGTCCTTCCATCGTCTGCGCTGACGTGGCTGCCTGGCCGCCAAAAGTCTTGGCCAGTTCGTTTGTGATCAGGGTCAGGTCGCCAGTTTTCAGGGTTGCTGAGTCGATGCCAGCACCGAGCCTGGACAGGCCTGCCGTGTTGCCGTCATAGGCGCGGCCCAGTGCCTGAACAACTGCGTCGAGCGACTTACCTGATCCGGCTGACACGTCCAGGGCAATGCCCAGGATGCGGGTTGCCTCCTCAGTGTCGCCGATTGACCTGACCAGGCGGTCATATGCTGGGCGTAGTTCCGTGTCGGCGATGCCCAGTGTGCGCTCAAACTTGCTGATCGCGTTTTCAACTTCAGGTAACTGGTGGGCGACGTTCAGGTTCTCAAGCGTCTGCGCCAGTTTCGCGATGCTGGCTTCGTCCTCGAGCGCGGCTTTGACTCCGTCGACTCCCAGTTTGACGGCGAACGCGCCGGCCGCTGCTGCCGCACCGATCAGGGCTGGCCCCATCAGGTTTGACAATTTGCTGGACAGGCCGCCGATCCCGTTACCAAACAGGGTCAGGTCGTTTTGGGCGCCTTTCAGTTGCCGGTTCAGTTTCGATACGTCGGCTGCCAGAAAGATTGTCAGGGTTTTTGCCATGGCTACATTGTCCCCCATTTTCTGACGATGCGGTCGACGGCTTGGCCCCATTCGCGTAGCGCGGCTGGCTGGTAGGCGCGTACGTTGCTGATCCAGTTTGTCTGTTCGAACGGTGCGAACGACTCGCGAGCCTGGCCAGTGTCAGACGGGTATCGGACCATGGTCGGTGTGGCGCCACCTGAGAACGCTTTTCGATTGCCGCCGATCGACACTGCGGGTACGCGGTCGCGTTTCACTTTGACACTGTCCGCGATGACCTGGCCCCAGGGTCCTGCGTAATACAGGGCGGCGTTCTGCCAGGCGGGGACCATGTAGTCGGCGGCAATTTTGTTCGAGGCTTGGCGTAGTTCGGCGCTGGCTTCTTTTGGTAAGGCTTTGAAAGCGCGCAGGACGTCGTTCAGGCCGTCGACGTAGGCTTCAACGATCGCCACTGCTCAACTCCTCAACGAATGTCGCGAGCAGTCTGGGTTCCATCTTCGCCAGTTCCTCGACGGGCCGGTGAAGGTGGAGCGCCAGTTGGACCATCAGTCGTTCGACGGTCCCTGCTGGGTAGGGTCCGGCGTTTCCCCTTGCTCGGCCCAGATGCGCTCTTTGCGCGCCCACTTCGATACCTGATCCATCTTTGCGGGTTCTGCGTCGTGCTCGTTCATGTAGGCGACCAGAATGCACAGGTCGACCAGTTTTGGGTTGTTGTTGCAAAGGCGGTTTGCCAGCATGACGTCTGCCGCTAGGCAGTCGACTGTGGTGACGTCGTCCTGGTCAGGCCTTTGATAGTTCACTTTTGGGTACATGCGGTGTTTCCCCGTTCGCTAGTTGTTAGGAAAAGGCTACGGTTCCGGTGAAGGTGACCGAGCAGGTGGCGATACCGGCTGCCTCGACGGTCATTTCGCAGGCCTCGATCGACATTCCGTTGCCTGCCCAGTGGCCGGTCGCGGATCGAACGTCGACAGCGACCGTGGTCGCGCCAGCGATCGCCGTCTGCAATGCGTCGTACAGTCCCGAGTTCTCGTCGTACAGGAACTCGAGCGCGATCGTCGAGTTAAGGTCGGTCTGATCGAACGCGACCGAGTCCAGAGTCTTTGTTCGCACGATGGTCGGCGTCGTGGTGACGGTGCCGGTTGTGACCTGGCTTTCGTATCCGACGGAGGCGACGTCAACGGTGAACGCTGCGCCCGCCACACTTACTGCTGGCATATCTGTCTCACTTTCTGTGGGCGGGGCGTGGCCCCGATTACGGTGTCGGTGTTTCTGTCATTTGTGCGGTGATGCTTATTTCTGTGGTGTAGACGGTTCCCTGCGCTCCTGTGTCTGCCAGTTGCGGTGGGCCGACTAACTCTGCGACGTATCCCGAGGGTACTAGTCCGAGGATCAGATCGACCGCATCTTCGCAGTCGACTGTCGCGGCGGCGTTGTTCCTGGGCGAGATGACGACCAGGACTTTCCACCTGACTCGGTAGTTCAGGTTCGAACCTAACCTGGTCGGCTGTATCCAGGGTGAGTCGGGGACGATGACAACGCAGGGCGGGATCGGTACGGCTGGGACTGTGGTGTACACCTTCAGGCCGTGACCTTCGAACGCTGTGACCAGGGCTTCTCGAGCCTCGGTGCTGAGCGCTGTCATCCGATCATCCCTTTGACGTTCAGGTATGGGCCGAGCAGGGACATCACTCGCCTGGTGAGCCACACCGAAAGTCGGTAAGGACCAGGGCTGAAGTCTGCCGCTACTGCCTGCCCACCTGAAGCGGTGCGCGCCTGGAAGATTTCGACGCCCACTGCGAGCGCGGCTTCCTTAACTGCTGGCGGTTCCGCTGTCAGTGCTGTGGTGGTGATCAGGGTCCCGATGATGTCATCCGCAGCTGCGGCGACCTGATCGAGCGTGTCTTCGTACGGGTCGTCGTATTCCAG